ACAACAGCGCCTACAAGAATGGCTGGCTTCCTAAATGTACCTCACATGGAGCGCGACAGGTTACCTAAAGGCTATTGGACACGCGAACTTTGCATCGAAGCGGCGGCTCCCTTTCGATCAATAAAAGAGTGGGTCCAGCAGAATCGTGTTTCTTACGATGCAGCCCGCAAAAATGGGTGGATGCCTGAATGTACCGCATGTATGGGTAACGGCCAAAAGCCTAAAGACTACTGGACCCACGACCGGTGCAAGGTCAACTCGCTGAAGTTCAATACACGGTCGGAGTGGCAAGAAAAATCAGTCAGCGCCTATAACGCAGCCCGCAGAAACGGGTGGGAGGATTGTTTCGCCCATATGCCCGACGCCCGCAAAAAGGTCTTCTTTATGGACTTGCTCGACGATTATTGGCTGGGGGTCGTGAGGAGCGGCATCTGGCAAGGCATCCGCATCGTCGGTGTCGCTGACCAGCCAATCGAACCACCGCCATGGATGGCGCCGCCAGCCTAGTCCTCGTCGAGGCCGTCATCGGTCGGATCGTCGTGCCCGATAGCCTTCATCAGGGCCTTCTCCGCGATCAGAAGCTCTTCGCTCGACAAACGCGACAAATCGATCTTGCTCACGCTGCGGACATTGGCATCGATGGTCGAGTGCGTCTCGACTTGCTTGCGATCGCCATATCTCGCGGGGTCCATGCGCTGCGCCACCCATTCCCTCGCGTGAATTTGGTGGGGTAGCTTGGCCATGTCGAGATCTGTCTTGGCATTGTCGGCCAGTTCGACTATTTCGCGCGCGAGATGATCAGCGCACACTTTGCGGCTTTCTTCATAGGCCTCGCGAAAGTCGGGCTGTTCGGCCATCCATATGTGGACTTGCCTTGGTTTTGCACACCAGGCTTCACGGCAGATGGTTGATAGCGTCTTGCCTGCCGCGATTTCATCGCAAATTTTCTGGCCCACCTTTTCGGTGAAAATGTCCACCCAAGGCGGTTTGACGGCTTCGGGAGCGGGACGGTGCGGGGCGAGTGCGACGATCTTTGACATGCCTTATATAATGAGGCTAGAGGCGCGTCCCTGCAACGGCGATCTTAAAGGAGTTACGCCCATGCGACCGATCACTGTCTCCACCACTGGCGTCGGGCAGTCTGCCCCCGTGCGCTTCGATGACTATGGCGACCCGCAGGTTTCGCTCCAATGTAATGTCACCGGCGCGGCCACCTACACGGTCCAGCAGAGCCTCGATGACCCGAATAGCCCGATCAATCCGGTGGACGTCGCCAGTATGGCCTGGACCAATCACCCCGACGTTACACTCGTCAACGCCACGACATCGCTGCAGGGCAACTATGCCTACAAGCCGACCTTCGCTCGCATCAACCAGACCGCTGGCGCTGGATCGGTCACTGCGACTTTTATTCAGGCCGGCGGGGCTGATTACGGAGCATAGCCAAGCATTTACAGGCATTTTAGCTGCGCAGAGTCTTGCCAGACTCTTGCCGTCACTTCATACTGCCGCAGTAAAAAGAAACGGCCACTTCGTGGAGCGAAGCGACCGTTCGGCAGTCGAAGAATCAATGGTCAGCGCACAATAGCGCCCTGCCGAGTGGCAAGCAAGCCCACTGAAGCGGCCTCCAGCAAACGGAGGACTGCTATGCTCGCACAAATTCATCATCATATCCCTGGCGGCCTGCGCGTATATGGTATGGCCGTGCAGGGGCGCCGCCGCGACTTCGTCCGCACTCGCGACGGGGGGCTTGGCCTCAACATCGATATCAGCATCAATGGCCAGCATATCACGTTCACGGCGAGGATCGCTGACGCTGTGGCGGCGGTCGCCGCGCTCCGAGACGCCGTCCAAAGCTTTCTGGCCGGCGGTAGCGGCGAAGCGACCATCGACGGCATCACCGCGACCGTGCGGGCGGGGATGATCGAGGTCTTTGCCGACCGCATAGCCGGCTTCACGCTCTGTTCCCCCGACCGCCGGTACTTGTACTGGTTCGGCCAGGTGCTAGGCCAGATCACCGGCCACATCCCATCGAGGCGAGGCGGATGTCCGCAAGAGGCGGAAATTTTCGCCCGCACAATTTGCCCGCGACGGCGGCGGTGTCCATTGAAGCTGGTCGAAAATCGCGACATCCTGCTCGCGCGCTTGCTGGCCGAGGAAATAATGCGTGATGACCGCGACGTTCTGCGCGCACGCTCGCTGGCCGAATATCGCGATACCCTGCGCGCACGCTCGCTGGCCGAACATCGCGGCACATTGCACTAGAACAGACTAAGAACATTATTTGGGGGCGTTCGTCGCCCCCAACTATTTTTGTAAAGCTGCTGTAGCAGCTTGACAACCGCGCACAGCCGCCGTAAACCCGGATGCAGGTTTACAGGAGAGCGTTATGGCGGTTTACGGATATTGCCGGGTTTCGACGATGGCCCAGGCTGACGAAGGCGAGAGCCTCGGCGCCCAGCAGCGGCAGATCGAAGGCTACGCCCTGATGCACGGGCTTACCGTCGATCGCACGCATGTCGAGCGCGGCGTCTCCGGTTCGAAGCCGCTGATCGACAGGCCCGAAGGCGCGAAGCTGCTGGCCGGCCTCAAGCAAGGCGACATCGTTATCACGCCGAAACTCGACCGCATGTTCAGGTCCGCCCTCGATGCGCTGGACAGCCTGGCCAAGCTTAAAAAACTCGGCGTCGGCCTGCACATGATCGACCTCGGCGGCGATACGACCACCAATGGCATTTCCAAGCTGGTCTTCACGATCCTGTCGGCTGTGGCCGAAGCCGAGCGCGACCGAATCCGCGAACGCATCGCGACGGTCAAGGCCGATCAGAAGGCCCGCAATCGCTATCTGGGCGGCACCGTGCCTTTCGGCTGGCGCAAGGACGGCGACGGCGGTCTGGTCGAAGACGGCGCCCAACAGGCCGCCATGGTAAAGATGCGCGAGATGCGCGCCGCCGGCGCCTCGCTGCGTGCGATTGCCGACGCCATGGTGCAGGACGGTTTTCAGATTTCACATGCGGGCGTGAAGAACCTGCTCAGTGGCGATGGAGCGGCAGCATGACCACCATGTCGCACTGGCATTACCTCGCTGCCGGGCGCGACGCTGCATTTCGCCGGCGGAATATGAAGCCTGGTGCGCCGAGCGCGGCATCCAGTAGCAATCGCTGGCCGAAGACATCACGAGAGATGAACCGGCGCTGACAGAGTGCTGCTAATCAATTGCCCCGTATGCGTGTGCGGAGTACCCTCTTTCGCTTCGAAGGAGACACGCCCATGCCATCCAAGCCCGCACTTTTGATCACCGCCCAACATATTCGCCAATTTAAGCCGCCAGTCTGCGAGCCGACCGACGGTAGCCACCTGCGACGGCTCTACCCTAACGCGGTGCTTGACCGCCAGGCTCGCGCCGATTTGCGCGAACTGGCCCTCGGCGTTCTCGACGAGGAAGGCGCGACGCTCCTCGATCGCATCGAGGCCAGCCTGATCTATGCCCACGTCCTTTGGTCCCAGGGCATCGCCGCCGGCCACATCCGCCGATCGTTTCATGCCTGGCTCAAGGAGCACATCGATGGCGGCGACGCCTATCTCCTCGATGAGGACCGAGACGCAAGCAACACGATACGCGGCGCTCTCGGACTGATGCCGCGCCGCGTCCCCCGCAAGGCCAGCCTGAAGGCGGCAGAAGCGCGGGTGGCGGCGTGAACGCCCCATCAAGTCAACCATGCGACTTGATGCAGCTTCGGCGCACGAGTTGCAGGTTTCCCATCGCCCCAGGCTTTTACTGCGGCGCCGAGCAGCAGGACAACAGTTCCTATTGCTCCGAGCATCATGTGCTCTGCCATGTGCCTCGGGCGCAGGCCGAGCCGGCCAGCCGCAAGGTCAGTCGGTTCGCGCTCTTGGCCAAGCCTTGACCCTGGTTCGCGGCTTGTTCTATCAGGCCACTGACAGGGCGCTAACACAATCCTCGATGTAAAAAACGAGGGGGGTACCCCCGCTAATAGGGGCTGCTTGGTTTGGGTTCAGCCCCAAAAATTTTTCTCAAAAATTTATCGAGAAAACAAACGTATTCGGTTGTCGAACACGAATATGTCGAACAGGCCCCACAGTATCGAATATGTCGAACACTCAGTTTTATCACCTGCTATCAGCAGTCATCAATTTGATTGATCCGCACGCCGATCTGGCCCATATTGACCAAATCGACCGCGTCTCCCCGCTGTGAGACACGAGCAGCCGACCCAACGCGATCTGCGCCCCCGATGTGGCATGCAGGATGGCGACAGGAACGCGGTCCCATGCCTGAAGCACTCGTCATCTCCCGTCCAGAAGCAGCCCAACTGCTCGGAATTTCCGTGCCGACGCTCGATCGTCGGCTGCGAGACGGAGACATTCCCTCGATCAAGCTAGGAGGGCGGCGCTTGGTGCCCAGAACGGCCATCGACGCCATCGTCTGGTCGAGCCTCAGTTTTTGCGACGCCTTGGCCAAAATTCGGCAGGTATGGGAGGACGTCCA